TGAGCCTTTATGTGAACAGGTAGTATAAAATAAAAGGAGACAAATGTCAAAAAGCCTAATTTGGAGTAACGTAGCACTCCTATTCTCAATTATAGCTCTTGCTATATCACTGGTAAATCTACTATGCGTGCTTACTAAACCACAGAGATTACCTTGCTCTAGTGAGACTAACTCTCAGTGTCAGATTTATGTACCTCAAGAATAGGGGAGAGTAGAGCGGAGTAGGGGATACATATTGAATTATAAGCACACTTAGTATATTATAAGGACTTAGTGTTTTGGTTCTTGAGAAAAAGGAAGCAAGCGTCATCGCAAGGATCAAAAAGCAAAATGTTATAGAGGCATGAAATAACAGGAAGAAAACAGAATGGCAAGCAGACCACAATTATTCAAAAAAGGACAATCAGGTAATCCAAAAGGTAGACCACCTAAAGACTGGACTATGACCAGCTTAATTCGTGAAGCACTGGAAGAATCTAATGAAACCAAAGTGCCAAGAAACAAAATCATTGCAAGGAAACTTGCAGAACTAGCTGAAAAAGGCGATATGCAGGCCATCAAAGAAATAAACAACAGACTTGATGGTATGCCCTCACAAAGCGTAGTACTAACCGGTGACGAGAATAAACCACTATATGTTGGACTCCCAAGTCGCAGACCGCTGGATACCACATCAAAAACAGATTGAAGCTCTTGAGAGATCAGAGTTTGAGATACTTTTTGGTGGTGCGCGTGGTCCAGGCAAGACAGAGGCGCTTATAAACTGGTTTCTTTATGATGCCCATCATCCAAAGTTTAAGGGATTAGTTATCCGCAGAAACAGTGAGGATCTATCGGATTATGTGCAGAGGGCAAATGTAGTTTATTCAAGACTCGGTGGAGTGATGTCTGGCAACCCTCCAAGATTCAAGTTTCCAGCAGGTGGCATTATCAGAACTGGACACTTAAAAGACATCAACGCTTTTACTAAATATCTAGGACATGAATATCACAGAATAGGGATTGAAGAACTTACTTTAATTCCGTTTGAGGATGATTACCTCAAACTTATCTCGTCATGTAGATCAACCATTAAGGAACTACAACCACAGGTGTTTTGCACCACTAATCCTGGCGGAGTAGGTCATTCATGGGTACTCAATCGATTTGTGAGGTGGGGTGCTGGAGTAACCCACATAGATGAGGACACCAATAGAACTCGAATATTTATTTCAGCCACAATCAACGACAACCCCACACTGATGAACGCAGATCCGGAATATGTAAGGTTTTTAGATGGACTTAAAAACAAAGACCCCAATTTATACAAAGCATGGCGGTTGGGCTTGTGGGATATATTTGCCGGTCAGGCTTTCTCAATGCTTGCTCGTGATACTCACTTAGTAGAACCGTTTGAGTTAAGTTTGCCAAAGTATTTTGCTGGTTATGATTACGGATACGCACACCCATTTGCTTTTATTTTGCTTGCGGTAGAGAAAGACGGCAATGTATATGTTAAGGATTATGTAACCAAGTCAAGGTGTGAGATTGAGGAACAGGGCAAACTGATCAATGAGATAGTCCAAGACAAGTCAATAAATGTGTACTGTGGTGTAGATATTTGGAACAAAGAGGGTGGGCCAACCATTGTGTCAAGACTGAGAAACACTTGCCCAAAACTAACATTTATCAGAGCAAATACTAATAGGATTTCCGGTGTTGCTGAAATGCGCAAGTGGCTAGATTCAGCTAGACTCAGATTCTTTTCACACACTGAGGAAGTATTCAATCAATTACTCACTATTCAATATGATCCCAAACGTCCAGAAGATGTGCTGAAAATGAACGCTGATGACAACGGAGAAAACGGAGATGACGTTTTTGATGCCCTACGCTACGCACTCATGAGCTGGATTTACCCACTAAAACAGGTTGAAGTTATCAAACCAAACACCAAACAAGAAATGCTTCAGTGGATAGAAAAACGAGGAAAGATAAGGAGAGAATATGATATGGCTTAATGTTAAAGATAGATTGGTGCAAGAGCTTGGCAACAGTTTTGATCCAAAAGTAAACTTCAACAAAAGAATCAGGGTCATGTCTGATTTGATTGCTTTTAATTACAAGGAAGATAAGAGTGTCTGGAAGCAAAAAAAAGGTCTGTTACCAGAGTATTACACGGTTTACTTTGATGATGAGTATGTCTGCGGTTTCTCTGATGCGCACTCAGTCAAACACGCTGTTTTGGAGTTCTGGAAGGGCTTCAAAGAGGCATATAAGTCGGGAAAGATTAGACTCAACCAAAAACAAGTTGAAGTAGTAAAAAGTAAAAAGAAGATCAAAGCCACGACTCCCTCAGAGAAGATGGCTGCCCAGATAGCAAGGAGGCTTGATGAATCGTGACCATTGGCTGTTACCAGTTGACTCAACACCAGAGGAGAAGCAAATAGCATCATGTTTAGTTGAGAATATTTACAATAAGTTTGAAGATCCTATGGATCAACTTATCATTGCTTTAGTGTATGAATTAGGTTATCCGAAAACAACAGTTGCAAGTATTACCAAAAGAACACCAAAAACAATTTGGTTACGAATTAAGAAAATCAAAACCATTTTGTCAATGACGCACAAAAGTTACCTAAAAGGCAATTTCAACACCTAAAATAAGGATATATGAAACTCATTAACCTATTGAACCTGCGCAAAGAAGTATCAGAAAAGTTCACAGAGGACTTTCACAACAGAGTCAAGCGAGATCTAAAAATCTACAACGCTGAACAACCCTCAGCACTAGACTCTCTTAATATTGACTTAGTTGATATTCCTAACAAGAGATACCAGTTCACAATCCCTTTAGTGTTTACCAATCACGAATCAATGCTGGCATCAATGTTTGATCGTGTGCCGGAACTGATGTTCAATAGGGGTGGAAAACTAGATGAGAAGAAATCACAAAAAGTTAAGGCTGCGTACGAATATCTGAAAGATAAACTTGATTTGGAAATGGTTTTGACTGATGTGGCGTGGTGGTTTGTTCTATCTGGTTTTGCTTCTAGTCACTCCAGCTACAAGGTAATTTCAAGAGAAATACCAATTTATGATGAATCAGCTCAACCAATGCTTGATGAAGCTGGCGAGGTACTAACACGAGTTGAGTTTGAGTATGATGATCCAACTATTGAAGTGGGAGATCCAGTCAAGGACTATTGGTCTCCAGAGAGTGAGTTTTCATTCGATGCAAAGAAAGTTCCTTATTACATTAGATATAAAAAACTAACTGTTCAGGAGATCAAAGAAAAATACAACAAAGAAGTTGAGCCAGACACTACGCTTGAAAAGGTTGGAGAAACAAAAGAAGATGTTAAGTCAGACACACAAAGAGTCGGCACTTGGTTCTATTCCGGCACTCTACCAAAAGAGGTGTCAGGACAAGTTAAGAACTGGAACGCAGATCAGATATACTACATCGTCTTTACAACCAAAGAGGTTCTATACAAGAAAACCATTGAGGAGCATGTCAAACTAAATGAATCGCTCTGTAGAGTTGTCAAATGGTTAGGCGCACCAACTGAGTTCTTTGGGTTTGGGTTAAGTAAGCTACTTGCACCATTTCAACGAGAGAAGTCAATCCGCAGAGGTCAGATGATCAGATACGCAGATGTTGCTGCATACCCTAAAATTATAGTGGAAGAAGGCTCAAAGATAGACAACTCAGCACTTAACGATCCAAGAGAGAATAGGGTTTTACTCTATGCAAACTCCAAGCCGGAATACTTACAACCACCCCAGATCAGTCAGATTGTTGGAGATACAAACGAATTAGCTGACCAAGACGCACAACAAGTATCAGGACTCATGGACATATCATCAGGTTCACAGAGTTCAAGTGTAGTTAAGACTGCCACCGGTCAATCAATCTTTGCTGATGCGGCAGAAAAGAGAGTGAGAAAAGCCAAAAAGACTTTGATGAAGTGGTACAAATCACAAGTTGTATTACTACTCAAACTCTGTCAGGCCAACTGGCAATCTGAGAAGTTGGTGGAAATCACAGATGATCAAGGTCAAACTCAAGAGGTAGCTGTATCGGCTTTTGATCTAAAAGACATTGACTTTGATAAAGATGTGGACATTGATCCTGAAAGCGTGTCTATTAACAAAGACGTGCTAAGGGCGCAAGCCATCGAACTTTATAACATAACCAAAGATGATCCGTTAGTTGAGAGAAAAGAAGTGGTCAAGCACGTCTATCAAAACGGATTCAATGTCAAAGATCCAGAGAGGTTTATTAAAGATCAGAACTTACAACCCGGACAAAGACTTATTGATGAGCAAACAGGTCAAGCATTCATTGTTGATGAGTCAGGCTCACTGGTAAGTGAAGATTCTATGCAGAACATGGCAGATCCTACTGGAGATGGTATGCCACCTACTACCCCTGATGGAGTAATGGCAGGAGTTCAATGAACCTTTGGCAAGAAACAATCAAATCAGATGGTACATCTAGCTTGCAAACTCACAAGCCAAAAGTGATAGCAAAGCATTGCAAGTTTGAGGATCATGAAGTTGATAATGAGTTTCCCAATTCAAGAATTGCCAAGTGTAAAAAATGCGGAAAAGAAATTCCACTTATTCTTGGTTTTCATGAAATTAAGAATAATCGCATTCTTACAGTCGCACTAAAAAGGTAATTTTTCACACTTTCGACCTATATATTGTCTTTTGACTAACCTCAGATGACTGAGGCGTCATTACATAAGAGAGGACGTCATGACTGACACTCCAACATTAACAGAGGCACTTGAACAGGCCTCAAGCACATTAAGTAATAGAGAGTCTGAGGAGGCTCAACAGGTTGATGCGACAGAATCTGAAGCAACTGACGAGGCAATAGCCGAACCAGAAGCCGATGAACAGAAAGATGCAGAAGCTGAAGATACTCCATTAGACAAGTTTGATCCTGAGTCACTCCCTGCTGAGTTGAAGCCACTTTACAAGAATCTTATGAAGGGCTTCACACAAGGTAGGCAAAAGGACAGGGAAGAACTCAATAAGCTTCGTCAAGAACTTGACGGACTTAGACAACAAGCTCCACCTGAGCCACAGAAACCTTTGACACCTGAGGAGTATATCCAACAGGTAGCAGAGCAGACAATAACTCAGAAACGGATTGAGGACTACAAAGCATCAGCACTAGCTGATTATGACAATGCAGATCCTCGATTGAAAATTGGTGGAGAGCAGTATGACGATGTAGTGGACATGTATGTTGCTACAGAGTTAAACCGAGAGTTGGAAAAGTTCGTTACAGAAAACGGAAGTGAATTAGGTTTTCCCCATCGTGAGCTGACTAAGAAGTTTCTGGACAAATGGGATCAAAAAGTCCAAACAGAAGTAGAAAACTATTTGGCTAAACAGAAAAAGTTAGCCAAGAAAGCCGAGCTTAGTAGTGGCAGGTTTAACCCAAAGTCAAGTGCTGCAAGCGTAAAACCAAGTGGCTCAATGACGCTGGAGCAAGCCATGCAAGCTGCAATAGCAAAGCAAAAGTAATATATAAGGAGGCAATATGTCCGTTAATATCGGAGAATTAGCTGCTTCAACTATGGAATTTTACCATCCATCGATGGTAGATAACATATTTAAGAAGCATGCGCTTCTTGACCACCTCAAACAAAATGGTGGAGTCAAGAAATACCCAGGTGGCACGAAAATTCGTGTTCCCCTAATGTATAGTGCAAACGGCACAGTGATGACCTTTGGTGGTGCAGACACATTAGATCTGACTTACCAAAGCACGCTTGATGCTGCGGAATACGAGTACGAAATGTACAACGTTTCTATCGTTTTCACCCTTGAGGATGAGCTGAAAAACAGCGGAGAACCTCAAGTAATGAGTCTTATTGAAGCCAAAATCAAACAGGCTGAAATGAGCATCTCAGAGAGATTGAACCAAGACATGTTCAATGGTACAGCCGCTCAAGGCGAAGTGATTGGTTTAGACACCATGATCTCCACCTCGACAACCGTTGGAGATATCTCTGGTACAACCTATGACTGGTGGAGAGGTAACGTTGATGCAACTGGTGAAACCCTATCTGTGGCTGACATGAGAACTATCAAGAACTCATCCAACCTCGGAAACGGTGGATCTAACGTATCCATTATCGTCACGACACAAACTCTGTATGAAAAATACAACAGTTTGCTGACTGCCACATACTCGATGAGTCCATCATCCAGTGAATCCAAGCGTCTAGGAGACGGTGGTTTTGCTACGGTGGAATTTGAAGGTGTGCCAGTAGTTTTTGACGAAGCCGCCACTTCAGGCTGTATGTACATGATCAACAAAGATAACTTCAAGTTGGGTGTACATAAAGATGCCAACTTCGCTCGCAGGAAAAAAGCCGAGCCAGCAGACCAACATATCCATGTTGAACACATCGTTTTCATGGGTCAGACGGTCACTGATCGTAGAAAATCATTGGGATTGCTATCAGGCAAGACCGCTTAACGAAAGGATTTTATGAATAAAGCAGGTGTTCCAATTACCAGTTTTGCGAGTCATAATGACGCCACTCCCTTGTTCACTCCTGGTACTGTCGTTCGAGACAAAGCTACCAACAAAGTATACAAATATGTACTCATTGAGGACATGGCTGTGGCTGTTGGTGATGTGGTTGAATATTCTGACACGTCAGGATATGAAGTCACCAAAGACCGCGCAGGCGGTGCTTCACTAGGACGAATTGCAGCAGGTGTGGCACTCGGTACAATTACCGATGCTCACTATGGCTGGATTCAGGTGGCAGGTCTAAATACCTACACCAAGACTGATGGCTCAGTTGCAGCTGGAGAAGCTCTCGTTCCTCATGCTTCGGCAGATGGACAAGCTGATACCGCAGCATCTGGATCAACAGTGGTCAACACAGAGGCTCAAGTGTTTGGGTATGCATTAGTTGCAGATACCACAAGTGCTTGTAGCGCTGTGATGCTTCGATGCGCCTATTAATATGCACTAGGCATGTAAAGAAGTCATCCAGAGGGGGGAGGTAACACTCCCCCCTTTTTGTTTCTATAATTAAGGCGTGCATATATTGATTGGACTCCCAACGCCTGAGAGCGTACATAATGAGTTTGCCTTTGGCAATCTTCCTCAGATAGTCAATTACACTAAAATGATGTATCCGGGTGTAAAGATCTCTTTTGCTAATAAAGAGGGAGTACGGACTGACGCCAATCGTAATTCTATTTTGAAGCAAGCGATTGAAGATGGCACAGTTGATTATATTCTCTGGCTAGATGTCGATGAGTTATATCCAAAAGAAATTATTCAAAGATACATTGATGACACTAAAGAGTTAGGACAAACCATTGATGTTATCGGGTGTCTTTACTTCAAAAGATCCTACCCATATGATCCAGTAGCTTACACCTACTCAGGAGAGCATATAAAACCGTTCAAAACACTTCTACCCTCAGCGGTTGAAGCAGATAAGATCTATGAGATTGATGGCTTGGGTTATGGTGGCATGATGGTTAGTATGAGGGTCTATAACAAACTCGGCAAGAAGCGATGGACAAACTACGGAGTCAATTTTCACTTACCCTATGAAGTAGAGGAACATATCACACACGATTTAATCTTTTGCAGAGATGTCAAGACTGCCGGCATGAGTGTTAAATTGCATGGAGCAGTTAGGCCCGGACACCTTGCCACCGTTCCTATAACAATAGATCACTGGAAACGAGCAATGATGGAAACCTTTGATTTTTCAAACAAACAACCGTCTGTTTTGGTGGTAATTCCAACAACCAACGTTGAAATGGCGAAACAAGCTGGCGAGATTATGAAAAGACGTGCTGGAATAGGTTTTGATCTAATGATAGTTGAGGATACCGAAAGAGTGGGTTATGTTAAAACTCTCAATTATGTTGTGCGTGAGAGTAATCATGATGTAGTTGTCTACACAGCACAAGACGCATTAGTTGGCACAAACTGGCTTCGCAATGCCTTGCTTAAAATGCTTGTTGAGAACGCAGGATTGGTATCATTCCATGATGGCAAGTGGAACGGTCAACTTGCCTCTTTTGGAGCAGTACAGATGTCGTGGGCAAAAAACATCTATGGCGGTGATATATTCTTTCCCAGTTATCACTCACACTATGCTGATACAGAACTAACCCAAATTGCCAAATCACAGGGTAGATATGCGTATGCTGAGAACGCCGTAATGCTTGAAGTTGACTATGACAAAGCACTTGGAAATGGAAAAGGAGTGGTCAAGTCTGACAAGAAGCTATTCAAGGAAAGAAAAGAAACACACTTTGATGGACTGGTAACAGATGAGTTTGTGGGAGAGTTTTCATGAACATAACTTGCAAAGTTAAAGAAACTGGCCGGGTATTTTTACCTGACAAAGTTGACTTCGATAAAAGAATAGTCATTGAGGATACTTCAATGGAAGAATTAGGGGGTCTGATTGGAGAGTATTCATTCGATGAGGTAGAGATAACTATTAAGGGTCAATACTAATGATTATCATTCCAACACACATATCACGAAAAGACACTTGGCTCAAGGATTGTCTGGCTTCTATCAAGACTGATCATCAAATCATGGTAGTTTTTCAAGATGAGAAGCCACCTAAAGGGCTTAAAATCGGCACAGAATACACTTATCATGCAAACGGTCGCTTCGATCCTGGTGGAATTGTTTGGGCAATGAATAATTTAGAAAAAGAAGCTGAGTTTATGCTTTTGCACGATTCTTGTGTCATCAAAGACAATTTGTTGTGGAAAGTCATGTTTGATGGGTACTTTGAGGAGTCAGTGGCACTAGCCTCACACCCTACAATGATGGGAATGTTTTTAGGCAAGTACAGAATGCCAATAGTCAGTCAGATGGAAAAACCAGTGGCGAGAGACAAAGCCCATGCGGTTGAATTGGAAGAAAGCTGGAATCGGGCTTATTGCAGATTAGAACAGCCGATTGCTTTAGACAATCCACTAACTGAATCTACAATCTTTGAAGAACGTCACGGCAGAAAAAATATGGTCTTAGAGAATAGATGGTTAATTAAGTACAAAGGTACATACGATCCAGCACAATTGATATGAAGATATACAATGATCATACTGACTATGATGCTGTAAGTGTTTTCACTATCAGTGTTGACTTTGATGGCGTTATTCATGATGCAACAGGCGGTTGGAAGCAGGGAGAGTGCTATGGCAAACCGAAACAGGGATCTCTTGAAACAATAAACAGACTGATTGAAAAGGGTTTTGAGATAGTTGTATTTACTGCCAGAGATAACCACCAACCAGTCATTGAATGGCTTGAGAAGCATGATTTCCCAAAACTGAAGGTCAGCAACATAAAACAACCATCAAGGGCTTATATTGATGATCGTGCAATCAGGTTTACATCTTGGGAAGATGTGGGAAAGTATTTTATATGATAGTGTACTCTGGAGGCACTTTTGATGCACCACATCTTGGCCATTACAACTTTATTCGTCAATGTGCGGTACTTGGCGATGTAACTATCGCACTAAATACCGATGAATTTATTGAACAATTCAAGGGTAAACCACCGCTATTTACCTATGAGGAACGCAAAAAACTATTGCTTTTGCTTCCATTTGTTCACAGAGTTATCCCCAATTTTGGTGGTCAAGATTCAAAGTCAGTGATTGAAATGGTTAATCCAGACATCATTGCTATCGCCTCTGATTGGGCCAAAAAAGACTACTATGCACAAATGTCATTTACTCAAGATTGGTTAGATGAAAGAGGCATTCTGCTCGTTTATCTTCCGTATACGGAAATTATATCAACATCAGAGATTAGGCGCAGATGTCAGTCACAATAGCTGTTATCACTCACGATAGACTCAAGAAACTAGAACACCTCTTATATATTATTAGTGAGCAAACTGTGCAACCTGATAAAGTAGAAGTCTACTACTCAGGGTATGAAGATGGACAGCTCTCACTACTTAAAGAGAAATACCCAAATCATACTTGGATAGTTCAACAAGATAAGAAAGATTGGGGTCATGATAAGAGAGCAAACGCACTTCAGTATTGCACCACTGACTGGATTGTAACCATGAATGACGATGACCAGTATCCATTTGTATTTTTGGAGTTTATGCTGCAACATGCCAAACTAAACAAAGCCGGCATTGTGTATTGTAACTTTGCTACTAGAACCAATGAAAACTTCTTTATTGATGCCAAACTTGAAAGAGGTCATATAACTAATGGTTGTATGTTAATCAGTCAAAAGGTAGCTACAACTATCCCCTACTCACATAGGTTATACGCAGGAGATTGGTATTTTGTTGAAGATTGCATGAAAAGTGGCGTGGTGTTTTCTAAATTGGACAAGCTGTTATTTTTCGCTTACTAAAAATGTAATGTTTGGCTAACTTCTTTTATATACTCACAGGTAGAGTAAGAAAAAGGAGTTATATGGATATCGTTTCATTAGCACAGCAAGCCCAAGAGCAGGTTAATGCTCAACAAAAAGAAATAGACGGACAAAAAAAAGGTCTGGATCTTCGCATGGCTAGAATCAAGAAACGTGAAACTGATATTACTGAAAAGGAGAAGCAATTGGCTGAGTGGGAAGTGGTACTTAACAAGAAATATGAGGAAGTATCCAGAATTGAGAACGCCAGACTCATTGAAATGAGAGCCAACGATCAGGAAACTAAAGCACAAATTCAACTAGCAGAAGCACGAAAAACCGCTCAAGAAGCGAAAGACAAATTGGCTGAAGTAACTCTGAGAGAGGAACAGATATTAGCTAGAGAGTTAGCCGTCACAACCAGAGAGAAAGAATACCGTACTAAATTACAGCAGGAGTTCGCACAAAGTTTGGTTGCAGGCATAACTGGGAGGAAATAATTCGTGTCAGTTACTACCGCACAACTTCAAACGCAGTTAGCGTATAGACTCGGCGAAAACTCAGCTCCAAGTGATTTGAGTGAAAAGGCAAGACGGCTTTCTTTTTTAAATGATGGACTTCGTGCCGTCTACAAAGAGCAGTATTACTGGTTTACTGAAACACAGGGGTCAGATACTACTGTTGTAGACCAAGAAACCTACACTTTACCATCAACAACCAGAGATGTGTTCGAGGTTCGTATCAATAGAAAGTTGGTTGTACCTCAGAACAAACCTGATGCACTCGGTTCATATAACTATCCACCGCTTTATTACCAATATTCTTCTTTGGCTTCAAGATGGTTTGTTACTGGAGATAAAACACTTCATATCCTACCAATCCCAAGTGAAGCGCCTACGGCTGTCGTAGTGACTGCGATTACAGTCACAGGCACAACCGCAGTTGCAACTTGCTCAACAGCCCACGGATTCACAGGACTTGATTTTGTTACTATTGCCGGAACATCTAACTTTAACGGCACTCAACAGATCTTGAGTGTACCAAGTACCACCACTTTCACTTTCACTTCAAGCCAAGCCACTGAAACAGGTACATTTAGTGCAACACTTAGAAACATCACATATAGATATTTTAGTGAGTTTGTGGCACTTGAAAATGACTCAGACACCACTCAATTACCAGACGCTTACACCTACGGACTTGTTAATTTTGCCTACGCTAGAAAAATGCAAACAAAAGGACGCAGAGGAAGTGCTGCCGATGGATTTGACGAGTTTAGAGAATTCATCAAAGAACTAAATGCAGAGCAAAACCGCAGAACATACTTAGGTAAAAATGTCGGTCCAACTTTGCCAGAATATGTCATTGGAGTTTAACTATGCCTACTATATCGAAATTACAAGATCCAGCCATCAAGGATGAGATAGCGATAGGATTTTTGGGTGGGCTTAACGACTTTCAAGACGAAACACTTCTCAAGGAGAGCGAACTAACAGAAGCAAAAAATATCTTGCTTGATGTTGATGGATTATCCCCAAGACCCGGAAGTGAGAGTTTTGGCACAGCATCTGGAGATAAGACAAATGGATTAGTTGGTTACTACATGGCAGATGGCACACGCGAGTACATCAGATATGCCACAGGACTCAACAACAAACTGCAAAAGCTAGTTGGTACGACTTGGACTGATATGGGTACACAAACCTATGATTCAACGTCAAGAATGAACTTTCTACAAGCCAGAAACCTCTTGTTCACTTTTAACGGTGTGGATGAACTAACTTACTACAACGGATCTACAATAACCGCCTATACCGCACTAACTACTCCAGAGGGGTTGGCAATCACTCCCACCGGCACAACTGGACACAAAACTTACTCATATAGAATCAGTGCCTTTAATAGTGCAGGAGAAACACTTGCGTGTACTTCTGTAAACTCAACCACAGGCACATCATCACTATCAGCCACTAACTACAATGCTTTAGCTTGGACTGCCACAGCCAATGCTACTGGATACAACGTATGGGGTCGTGAAGCAACAGGGCTTGGCGAAACATGGATGGCTACGGTCTATACCAACTCATATCAAGACAAGGGTCAAGATACTCCATCACTAACTCTGCTCCCACCACAAGCAAACACTTCAGCAGGTGTCATTGGATCAATGGCAGTGTTCGGAATCTCAAGGATATTCGTAGCTGGTAACCCAACTTATCCATCAAGACTGTATTTCTCAGGTGTTGCGGATAGGATTACGGACTTCTCAGACTCTGCTATCGGTGGTGGATCAATAGATATTTATAAAGATGACGGTTCTAAAATCAGAGGGATTATCCCCTTTCAGGGTGGAATCATAGTATTCAAAGACAACGCTATTTATAAGTTTAGTTTTGCATCAGATGGCACTCAACTGCTTGAGGAGATTACTAGAGCATTTGGTGGAATAGCATTCAGATCAATCAAACATGTAGAGAATGATGTTATCTTTGCCGCCAAGAAAGACGGCAGATTGGCTTTTTACTCACTTGGAAACCAAGAGAATTACGCTGGATCAGTTCTAAGAACTAACGAGTTATCAGTTAAGGTGGAAAACTCTCTAAGAGATGTTACCACCTCAGAACTAGAGAATGCTACTGCTTTTTACTTTAATAATATCTATGGGTGCGCTGTAGCAAAATCAGGCTCAACTAAAAATGATCGCATCTGGTGTTTAGACACAAGGTTTGGTGCGTGGGTGTACTGGGAAGGCATCAACGCTAACTGTTTCGCTACACTTATCAACTCATCAGGTGATGAGAATCTATATTTCGGTGATGAAGATGATGGCGATGTGGTCAAAATGTTCACTACAGCCAAGAACGATAGGAACGTGGCTATTTCGGTAAACTGGGCAACTAAAGCATTCAATCAAAAGACTTTTCACAGGTTCAAAGACTACTATAACCCAGTAATTCAATTCAAAGATGTTAATACTTCTGGAGCAATCTCTGGAGATGTGATTACTGATGGAGCAATAGTATCAGCTAACTTCACTGTGAATACGGTTAATACAGGCGGAACTGGTGTTGGGTTTGAGTTAGTTGGTCAATTACTGCCTGGAGAGGGTTCTGGTGGTACTCCATCAAGTGTTTACTCCGCAGACCAGATTATTGAACTGGATACCTTTCAAAATGCTCGGTCAATTAAATATGACTTTAGATCATCAACTATCAACGCAGACTACAAGTTTTTGGCAGTCACTCATCAGTATTCGATACTCGGAGAACAGAACTTACCAAGTACATCAAGGACTTACACAACGTAAAAAAATTACTTATTCGACTAAAAAATAAGAGAGAATAACAGTATGAAAGCTAAGAGAACCAATCCTGTACTTAATAGACCTGCTCAGGGTCAAGATTCCAGAGAATTCCTCAAAAACCTTGAGGAACTGATGAAACGTGACAAAGGTGGCTTTGGAGCGATGGCTTTTGATACTGGGTCAAATAGAGCCTACAAAGTCGGTGGTAAGATCCTACAACCAAACCAAGAAACACCATCAATTGCATGGAGACCTGGTCAGGTTACCCAACCACAAGAGATCCCAATGGGTCAGTTTCCAGAGTTTCAACCAGAACAATATGAGGATCAGGAGTATCAACTATCTGATTCGCCAACTCCCAATGAAATGCTTGATGCAATCTTTAGAGAAGCATGGAGTCCACAATTACCAACCAGCGAACAGCTTGATGATAGGTATCGACAAACTGGCGAAGCGTATCCAGTCATGTCAAATACTGACGGCACTGTTACCTATAATGACGGATCAGTTAGGGCAATTGACCAAAGCAAACCACCAATGCCGATTGCGTCAATGCAAGATGGCACAGTTTTGTGGACAGATGGCTTTACTAGACAGATGCCACCAGGTGGACTCTCTCAGTATCTAGCAGGTGTGTCTGGACTTTCACAATTCATCTTTGGTCAAGAACAGACTGTTACTCAACCATTTGGCAACGTGAATCCAGAAATGGGTTATGCCAACGACACACATCAAGGTGTTGATTTTAGAACTCGTGATTTACAACAAAGAAATCTCTTTACGCCAGTACCAATGAGAGTTGTGCAGATGATTACAGAGGACAGCGGATCTCCTTATGGCAACTCCGTACTCCTAGAACTCCCCTCAGGAGAAATGATCAGACTTTCTCACTTATCAAGCCTCGGACAATTTACAGAGGGTCAAGTGTTGAATCCTGGCGAGTTAATCGGTATGCCAGGCACTACAGGCAACTCAACAGGAGAACATTTAGATGTCGAGTTCTACAACCAGAATGGACAGCTTGATAATCCAAATAATTTCAAAGCAAACGCTTCTCAGTATTCTATCGCTAACGAGATCACTGGAACAAGTCCATACAATCAGCAACCACAACAACAGCCCCAACAACAGCAACCAAATGCTGTATCTAGCGCACTAGAAGCACCAAAACAGGCAATTCAGACTGTAGGTAACACAACTGCTAACGCTGTCGAAGCGTGGAATCCAACTGGCCAACTTGGAGTTGGTGCTACTGAATTAGCAAGGGGTGATGTCTTAGGAGCAAGAACTGAACTCTCAAACACTATTAATACGCTAAATCCCACTGGAAACTTTGACTTAGGTATTACCGAAAAGCTACAAGGACAACCAGAACAAGCAAATCAGGTTCTAGCTGGTACGATTGCCAATGTAGGTCAACAAGCAGGACTTCCAGAAATGGGAGTGTCAGAGGCTGCACAACAGGGTGGATTAACTGGTGCTTTGCGACAACTTGCTGGAAACATTGTAGATACAGCATCAACCCCTCTGAAACAGATTGGAGTGCCAGACTTTGGTATTTCAGAGGCTATCGCACAAGGACCAACTGTCAACACAGGAGCTAATTTCATTCAGGCTCAGGCATCAGACAATATGTCAAAAGAGCCAGTAAGACAAGACTATGCCGGCAGATTGGGGCAAGACTTGCAAAACGTTGGTCAACAGATAGGCGCAAAAGCTGGTCAAGGATTAGAGGTACTCAAACAAGCTGGATCTGGAATTAAGAATTTAATTGGTAAAGGACTTGAAACCCTAACACCAAGACGAGAAGTTGGCGAACAATCCTCACAGGTAGCACAAGAAGCTGGCAAATCTGCACAAATGTCAGCGATGCAACCCAAGAATGATGTGAGAGATCCATTCTTCAAACTTGGTGGCGCACAGATGTATTCAAAATATGTAGCACCAGATGCCGAAAAGAAAGCTGGTGGAGCTTTGACGATGGACTTATTCAGTCCTGACTTTTTCTCAAATGCTGACAATGTTGCCAATGTTTTTGGAAGCACTTTCATGGGCAAAGAAGCAACAGACAAGTTTAGATCAAGCGAAGCCAAAAAATACCCAATGAGTTCATTTTCTCCAATGGGATATGGCGATGGTGAGTGGTCTGGAGATTATAAATCAGCAGTTGATAGGTACAACCAAGAGGGAAAAGCACAGACTGACAAATACAACAAATCAATTACCGACTATCTGGGAAATATCCCCTCAGTGTTAAAGAGTGCATTTTCATTTAGTGAGCCACCAAAACCAACATCTCAAAGACTGTCGTTTGGTACAAGAAAAGTAGATGGTCAGAATATGAGTTATGCGCCTCAAATGAGTTTTGCTAGATCACAAGCACCTCAGATGAGCAGAGCAGTCAATGCACCACAAGCGCCTCAAATGAGTTTTGCAAGAAACATGCCACAAATGAGTGTTGCACCAAAACCATCGCTGGTTGCTCCAAAAGCACCTCAGCGACAACTTTCTCTGCAAGATTATCTCAATATGGGCAAGACTAGAGAACAATACTACGCTGAAACAGGTCAGCAAAGCTCAATGGATCAGATGAAACAAGCTGGTCAATGGAATGATGCCGGAAAACAAATGAGTGTTGGCCCACAACAAGCAGTCAGCAACGCCATCAATGCGGCAAGCGCTGGCGCAACATATGTATCTCCAAGCGGAAACCAGATACCAAATTACACTCCAGCCAGTGCAAACATGACTGATGCAAGCACTGGACTGCCGGTAACTGGAAAAGTAGCTCCATATCCAATCGCAACAATGGCAGATGGCAGAACTAAATATTCTGATGGAAGTATTAGATAAAGGATTTATGACAAGCCTATTTACTAGAAAAAAACCAGATGACCTATATCAGAACCTTTCAAGTGCATTGAGTTCTCCCTATGCACCCAAAACACAAAACTACACGCAAGGACTATTCTCATCTCAGGTCAGACAGCCAGTTGCTCCTCAGATGAGTGTTGCTCCTAAGACTATTCAGGGATCTGGAATGACGAGCCAATATGCTTCAAATCCTACTAACTACAAGCCACAGACTCCGCCACCACCAAGAGCAGACCAACCAAACCCAATGAGTCAATACACTGCCAGAATAGATGACTATTTCAAGAGAATGAGTGAGCAGTCAAATCAAAGAGTGGCACAGGAACAGGCAGACAGACAAAAACAACAAGATCTGCTTAATCAAAGATATGGTCTTGTAGCTGATAGCGTCAGGTCATCAATCCCTGCACTACAGAATAACTTCAATACATTCAAGACTAATACACAAGCTGATGTTGCTGATGTGGTCAGACAGGGTGAAACACAAAAAGAACAAGCCAGAGATTACTTTGGAGAAGCTAACAGAACCGCAGCACAAGCCAGAGGAGAAACCCAAGCACAAGCCAGACAGAAGTTTGCAGCACAGGGAGCAGTTGATAGCAGGGGAGCAGGTAGTTACCAGCAAGCAAATGAAAACATAGACAGTGATTTTAATCGCTATGTCCAAAAGAACTCAAAAGAAATGGCGATGAAACTGACTGATATTGATTCAGCAGTCGGACAGTATCAACGCCAAGCATCAACTTTAATTCAAACTGAGGAAGCTAAATTGCAAGAGAGTTTAAGACAAATTGAGTTTACTTTGGCAGATAACGAGATTGCCAAAGAGCAAGCGATGCAACAGGTGTACCAACAATACCAAGACAGGATCAATGGTATTAGAGATACGCTATCAAGTATTGAACAACAAGCTATTGAACAGAAAAACAACATTGGACTCGAACTTGAAAAGTTAAGCAAAACGCAATTTTCACCTGAATTTATGGCAACAGGTGTACCAACCACTCAGGCCGAGTATGAATTTATGGTTACAAACTCTGACAAGATGAAAGAATTGGGAATATTTGGAGGTCAGGATACCAATAAGGGGAAAGTGGTTGATGCTATCCAAAGATTAGCTGGTGGAAACATTAGTGGAATAACTGGATTTAATCAATACAACCCTCTCAATATGATGCCAGGATCAGATGCACAGCAAACCAAAAATGACTGGGAGAATCTAAAGGCAATGCTGTCACTTGAAAGCCGAGAAAAACTGAAAGGCACTGGAGCGATCTCAGACTTTGAAGCCAAAGTTCTGGAGAGAGCCGCAGGTCTTGGACTTGGCACTAATCTGAATGAAACTCAATTCAGAGAAAGACTCAATGTCTTATTAAACGAGATCAACGGAGGACAAATTGAACAAAGTGGTGGAAGTATAATCACCGCTCCAGACGGTCAGCAAGTAATGATTGTGGGCTAATTATGATTAAAATGACCAGAGAACAATATCAGCAGAAGTATGGTGTTACTCCCAGTGTATCTCAGCAACCAATCAAGATGACTCAGGCTGAGTATGATCAAAAGTATGGCAAAAAAACACTTGGCGGATTTGCAGGTAATGTGTTCAAATCAGGTGGAAAGCTAATTGGCGATACTGTTGGGGCTGTTGCTAATATCTTCAATCCCAACATGGAAAAGAATACTGTTGCGAATCTCGGAAAACTAGCAGTTGGTACTGCTCAATATCTAGACCCAACACAGAAACTTGGTACTCAATTTGAGGACAGAGCAAAGGCAGTTGGAAACTTTTATAAGGATAGATATGGCGGTGTAGATAATATTAAAAACACTCTCTATAACGATCCAGTTGGTGCATTGGCAGATGTTGCTACTGTTGCAACTGGTGTTGGTGGTGCAGTGAGAGGTGGTGTTTCCGCAGGATCAAAACTTGGACTTGTTTCAAAAACAGGGAATCTGGCAAAAGCTGGAAAGGTAATGACTAACGTTGGTAGACAGGCTGATCCACTCATTATAGCTGGAAAAGGCGCAAAAGTAGCTGGAGGCAAGTTGTTTTCAAGAGTTAAGCCAGCGGTCATTGCAAGAGCCGATGATATGGTTACCGCCGGCATTGGTAATCCAATGAAACAAGCAAAGGCTTCTCAGAAGGCTGGAAGATCTGTAGCCTCATTTATTGATGAGTACAACCTATATGACAGGTCATCTGAGTTGGCTGGTAAAGCAAAGAAAGACATTTTATCAAAATATGATGATCTTGCTTTGAGAAGTGGTAAGAGTGTGCAAACTGGCAAACTAATCAAATCATTTAATGATGAAATAGCAAAATTACAGGCAGGTGTGGGCGGAGTAGTAAGTGACGCAAATCAGGCGAAAATTACCGAACTAATGAGGCGCAGGGATCAACTTCTACAAGCTGGTGGTGGTGCTGTGGTTGATGGACAGTTGGTATCCAGTCCACTTTCAATTGGTGTTGATAGGTTGACAAACTTCCGGCGCAATGTCATTGATCCAGACGTACCTCAAAGCATGTTCAATCTTGATGCTAAGGGATCAGGGGTAGCACAAGGAGCAAAACAGGCTCGGAACATTGTTAAGGCTGGTATTGATAGCAGTGATCAACAGTTAGCAAAACTCGGTCTTGATTATGGAATGGCCAAAGAACTCGAAAAGATTTTGACTTCAGCAGAAGCCAGAGGAAAGAATAGACAATTGTTCAACTTCACAAAATTGGGTGGCGCAGGTGTTGGAGGCTTGGTGTCAGGTGCGCCAGGTGTTATTTTTGGATTTACCGTTGAACAGATCGTTAATAACCCGAATTTCATTAAATACGCATCAAAAGGACTTAAAAGAGCGATGAACGCACAGTTGCCAAAAAATGCTGGCAAGGTTGGTTCTGGTGTGTATCAGACTGGTCGAGCTGGTAGAACGCTCACTTCGAGCCAAATGCTACCCAAATCAACCAGCACCCAAACACAACCGCCGCTGCAACTAAACCAGAGATTAGAAAACCCATACTCTGAGTATACACCACAATCTGATCTTTTTGACAAAATAGCCGAGAAACAAGGGCTTGACGTAGAAGAAATGAGAAAGAAAAGGCTCAATTTTCAAAGGAAAAGATGACACTACCTTTAGACATCAACGACAAAGAAAACAGTAAGTTTTCAGAAGTAGCCGGCAAGGTAGCTGTTAATGTGGCTAATCCAGACGGCACAACGGTCAACCCTAAAAAATATTACTATGTCGAGCAACTACTTGATGGAACAGACACCTATCTCCTCAAAGAAGCACCAGATTCAGAGTGGCTATTCCAGAAAGTAACCACCAACAGCACTATGTCATACGCCACAGTCAAGAATAATCCCACTGTAACGACCTACAGTGACGCAAAAACAGCTTATACAACACTAACTTATGGTACACCGCCAGAAGCGATTTAGAAAGGAATTATGAAATACTTACAACAGTTCGTTACAACATTCTTAAATGTTGGGGGTGGCATTGATGCCTCACAAACTACCGGAATAGTTTTGCAATCTCTCAACAATGTAGATGCAACAAAGCCCAGTGTTGCCTGTATCTCTTGGTCTGATCCTCTTTCAACTTCAGTGGCTGAGTGGGTTACCTATACATCAATCAACTCAACAACTAACGAATTACAAGGAGTAACCAGAGGGGCTGAGGGCTACAGTGCTAAAACTCACAGTAACCAAGCTGTTGTGGCTTTTCCATTATCTAAATCTCATATCAATGAAGTAAATGATGCTGTGGCTGCAGAACACTCTGCAGCAGGTGTTCACAGTGTAGCT